GTAGGTATGGACACACCATGGAACATCAATGTAGCGACAAAGCGTTATCTAAAAACTCTAGGATATTTTAATCAAAAGCCTAAAGGCGGAAAACCAAGGAGGGTTAAAGATGAGATGGACATTACTACCATGGCGGCGCAAAGTGGAGAAGGAAACCAAGAAGCAAGCGACAGATCTTAAATCTTTGCAGCATGAACTTGATGCTGTACTTACCAGGCTTGCTATTGTAGAACTTGGTTTGCAAAAACTAAGACATGACTTTGATGAGCACATTCGTCGTAGCAAAAAGAAAAAGTCACTTGCCAAAAAGCAAAGGCCACAGCCCATGCTCAAGCGCAAGGGCTATTGATTCCTCTTTGCTCATGGTTAATCCCTCTCCGGCTCCACTGAAATACAAACAGGCATGAATACTCTCATGCAATAAAGTTTGTTTCCAGTTGGAGCCTTTGAGTATGTAAATAGTTTTAGTCTCACCGTTGAACGCACCAAGTAATTCTTCTGCGTCATCTTCCAAGTAAGCAACAACTTTCACTGTGACACGTTGCCCACAGATCATCACACTTCGCGGAGGACGCTTTAAACTAAACGGAGATTTGCTTGCCATACACAACCGCCTTTCCGTCATGAACTAAGACTACATCTAGTTTTGTTTTTCCTTGGGTGTCTACATGAAGTAAACCTATTGCTTGTTGCCAGCCTGTGGGTGTTGGCTGATGTGCGGTATCTTTCTCGTCACTGCCATGACCAAGACTACAAGCCCAATGAACACCATCACTGACATACTGCATTCGATGTGTGTGGCCAAAAACAATATTGTGTCTGTATTTTTGTAGGCAGGTCATAGCAACGTGCTGGTTAAAATAAAAACCGTGCATCAAAACACAATCACCAATCTTGCAACTATTCCACTTGTGGTAAGGATGGAAGTGCCACCTGTGTTTACCAACTTGATTTCTGATTTGTATTCCCAACAAGGTTTGCCAATCTGGTACGAGGCCATGAAGGTCACGACAATGGCCAGCAATGTAGCGACTAAGTCTGCTCTCGTGGTTTCCTTCAAGTAAGTGAATCGCTGCATTTTGTTTTAACTCTCTTGACCATTCGTTGAGGATTAGTTTGTAGTCGTCGATGTCTTCAGCCAGGAGGTTTCTTCGAGAGGGATCTTTGGAGTAGGTGGAGATTTGGAAGGCGTCGAGAGCATCACCAAGTTGAATGAGTCCATCAGGATCTATGTGCTTGATGATCTTGGTCACCAGTTTGGTATATTTGCGGCAATGGTATGGGACGTGCAAATCACTAACGACTAGGTAGGTCTTCAATGGCGGCCCCCTGAGCTTTTGTGGATGATGCCTAATGTTAGCACATATAAGAATTATTGCTAAAAAATCAAACACATAACTATTGGATTTTAAGCTTTTTATAAATATCAATTCTGATAAGCGCAAATACTGTTTTAAGCTTTATTGATTTTGAACTTGATCTTATCAAGATTGGGTTATAGAAGCCGCCAGAATTGAAATTAGGTTGTTTATAATTAAAATACTGGGTGGGTTGTGATGTTAGTTGAGGTAAAGGAAACAATACAAGCCGGTGACAATTTCCTAATTAAGTTTGATTGTAAACAGTGCTTGGCTGAAAATTTGAACCACTGGCAAAATCTAACCTGCTGTAATTGCAAAACTATTAATGGACTTTGCTTTGAGTTTGAAAATACTAAGAAAAAATTTAGATGTTTGGCAGGTACAGTCAAAAAGAAACTCAGGTTATCAAAGAGATTAGTCAGAACATTGATGGAAATTCATCAAGGCATTTGTGCTTATTGTGATGTAAAGTTTGATGAGTTTCACATTGATCATGTAGTGCCAGTATCATTTGGCGGATCAAACAATATAAACAATTTGGTTTTATCGTGTAAAAATTGCAACTGGTCAGCTGGATCTAAAGTGTTCCCATCTTTTGCTGATAAAAAGCTTTGGATCATTAAACATCGAAAATTTACATAAGACCACTGCCGCTGATTTTTTTAGCGGACAATTTTCTGAAAATTTCCAAAATGGATTTTGGATTTTCAAAAACCAAATTTCAAATTCCCAACTAGCCCTATAGGGGAGTTTTTCCAGGCGTATATAGGCTTCTAGTAAAATCAATGACTTAGCTAAGTCTATGATATCATTAAAGAAATATGGCCATCAATCATATCAAGTGGTTATGTAAGTATCTGATATCATTGAATCGTTTTTAAAAACTATACAAAGTGTCTAATGTTTTTACACTATTTTAAAAACACTAATGATATTAAGACAATTCTATTGGCATTCCTCTTGCATTCCAAGGTTCAGGCAATCAAGCCTCAACTATTGGAGACTAGACTATGAATAAAACAATACAGGAATTCATGAATGCCAGCACTATGGCTAGACGACTAATGATTCGAGCCGGATTCGAATTGGAGACGCAAAAAACTGAATGCGACGTCAGTGACAGCATTGACTATGACGCCGCTGGTGAAGCCATTGGTGAACAGGCGGGGAACTTATTCGATGAAATACCTAATGAAGTTTTAGACTGTCTCTCTGACAGGATTCAAACAACGATTCGTGAAGCAATTTACGAGTCTGTGTCTGATTCTTTTGACTATTCTGACTACGAGACAAAAGATATTGACGCTATTCAAAGCGATATCAATAGAGCGATTCGTAAAGAATGGCTGAACCATTGGCATAAAACGAATGACGTTATACCTAGTCTGAATGTTGGTACTGACAACTCTGTTGACGGAGTTGAGATTCGTACCATTGACGGTCTGACTTATAGACAATTTTACGCCGCTGCTAAGGCGGCATTTAGCCTTGACCACGATATTGACACAGCCTGTTCGTTCCACATTCACCTAAGTATTCCCAATGTGAAGCATAGTTTTGGTGACAGATTCCAATTGGCATTGGTCGAATATCTTATAGAGAATGTTGACAGATTGCCCGCCAATGTTCAGGAGCGTTTTAAAAAGGCACCTAAAAACGTCTATATTAATGGCCTATTGTCTAGTCAGAAAAAATATTCGTTCGTTCACGCGCATGACCAAGGCACTTGGGAATTCCGTTGTTTTGGGAATGTTCACAATACCAGTGAAGCCATGACTTGTCTGAATATCGCTATTGAAGCCATGAACTATGCCTACCAAGCCACGAAGGCCGGAATGACGCTACTAACGGACAAGCATGACGGCGATATTGCAGAATTGTTCAGGGAATGCCTTACATTCACAATTCCTGTTTCTAAAAGACTACGCGAATTAAGAAAAATATCTAACAAACGTCAAGCAGCATAGGAGAATACACAATGTGTACTATTTTAACAGCGGACAACACAATAGACCGTAAAGAATTAATTGACAGAATTTACAATGATTCGTTCTCTAACCCTGACGGATTCACGCTCCTAATGATTCAAGCCAATGGTAAACCGCTATTTGTTCAGTCTCTAGATATTGAACCAATAGTAAGTCTAGTGGAATACAGCGAATTCAGTAGAGTGTTCATACATACAAGGTACGCCACTCAAGGCAAATCAGCACTCCAGAATTGTCATGGCTGGAATGCCAATGGAACCTATGTATTCCACAATGGATCAATTCATAGTCGAATCGCTGAGAAATTCACTGTTGACAGCGAAGCCATTAGATATTGGCTTGAGAACTATGGAATAGACGAGACCATTGACAGACTAATAGACGAATCGTTCGCCAATGTATTCCTAGTTGACCTTGAGAATGGTCAATACATAGTTCATCGTTCGAGAACAGGCGGTCTATTTACTGACGGGAATGGTAACTATTCCACCCATGCGTTCGCTTCACTGACAATACCAGTGCCTCAAGATTCCCTAGAGCAATTTGATATTGACGTTGAGAATACCAATATTGCGGATTCCTATTGGGATTACAGTAAATATCTCAATTCGTGGGATTCATGGGAATCAAAACGGGATGAATTCAAGTCAAGCGAATTGGACGACTATTGGGACAAGTACAGCAAAGCAATAGGAGAATAGACTATGAATTGTTCAGAATGTGACAGGGAATTCAAATATCGCTGTATGCGCTGCAATAGAGTGAAGAATGACAATGGTGTATGGATGAAATATCTACGGGTTCAATGTAAATTGTGTAAACAATGTGCCAATGTACTTAAGGCAAAACAGCGTAAAAAATAGGCTAGATATTTACTCAAGGGAATGACCTCCAAGGAATGGAGGTTTTTTCGTTTTAAATATGGCTAGAATTGACGCTATTGTGTTGAGCGTACTGGTACAGGAATAGACAGGGACAAGGGAATAGAATTCGTTAGGGTTGAGAATAGAGTGTTGAGGGAATTGGTCGAGGGAATAGTGTTGTGTATGTGAGGGAATTGGTTCAGGAGTGTTGAGTGTTGGGAGGCACCGCGCAACGTCCACGCGATTCGAGGGAATCAAGGCGCAAAAGCTGTCAAAAGTTTGGTCACATTGTCAAAATTTTAGCCAGCGTTCAATTAACATATGTTTTTTGAACGGCCAGTGTGGACGATTGTACACACCATACAAGCTCTGTATTCTCCAGTGATATTGTATGCTTATAGCTATTTAGCGATATTGGCATAGTTCACTGGAGGCATTGGCACAAGGTATGCAATGATATTGGTAGGAATCGCAATTCGATTCCAGAATGGGAAAAATTCCAATTAAGACAGGAGAATGCAATAGCGGGAATGAAATAGCAACACATCATACAGCAGAATGTGCCTGTTAAATCAACGGGTTAGGTCAGGTGTCAGGTTTTTGTACACCTGGTGTCACAAATCCAACAGGGTGTCACATTTCTGACAGGGGGGGGTGGGGGTCAGTTGCGATTGCAATTAGCATTGCCCCCCCTCTAAATTTTTAAAAACTTGCATCAATCCTAAAAACAACTAAAGATTAATAAGCATTGTTACAAGAATAATGGTTTAGGAGATATTTTATGGCCAGAAAACCTGGAAGGCCAAAAGTAGTGTCTGAGGAGGCTATGAATGCCTTATATGATCCTGAGAATCCCCATGCTTTAATCAACCGTATTCCAGACAGGCTAAAGCCAGTTTTAGAGCGTGTGAAAGCAAAGCTGCCTCGTACGCTTATGCAGACTGAAGTTGAGATCAGGGAGTATTGTAAACCTGATGAGAGGGATGAGCGTGTAAGGTTGTCATTCTGGGACGAGTATAATGCTGCCTCCGCTTGTGGCAAACAGATGAGTTTACAGAGCATCATTTGCGGCACCTGTTCATGGGAGACATGGGTTACGACCTACGAGCCTAATAACCGCAAGATGCTTTGGGTATTAACGCCTCCGGTATCTTACGCTATGGCGATGAGACAGATACTTCACAGAGGCACTGAGAGGCTTCTGGAGATCATGAATCTGCCCATTACGGATAAGAAGGGTAATGTGGATCCCAAGGTAGCTACACTTATTCTCAAAGCCTGGCAGTTGGCTGATCTAAGGATTAAAGGTGGAATTGTCCAGAAGATGCAAGTGGAGCAGAAGTCTGTGAATGTGAACTTCAATAGTCTTGAGGGATCTTCTGTCGATGTAAGGCAGCAAGTGCAGAATATGCAGCTTGAGGATCTTGAGACTTTGGAGCGTAGAATTGAGAATGCTAAGAGGGATCAGTATAGATATTTGAAGCATCTTGGCCCAGAACAGCGTGAGGCTATCTTGGCTGGAGATCGTGAGACAATTCTTGATATTGAGAATGCTACGAGGAGTAGTCAGAGGACGACTATGCCAGACATTCCAGAATTACCTGACATTGAACTCAAATTGGATGAGGTCATAGATGCCCAGGAAGAAAACGAACAAAGACCGCATTGAGCAGACTCTTGCTCAACAGAAAGAAAACCGCACTAAGGAACTAACTAGAGAGATGAGCAAGATGGCTAATCTTGATCCTCTTACGTTCCAGCAAAGTGTAGTCAAGCAAAGGATCAAAGAGCTTAGAGAGGATCTACCGCACCTTTATGGGTGGAAATGGTATCCTTGGGCAAGAGAGTTCTTTGAATCTCGCAATAGGATGAATCTTCTCTGTGCTGCTAACCAGATTGGAAAAAGCAGTGCTGCAATCAGGAAGAACATTGAGTGGGCTTGCAATAAGAAGCTTTGGAAAGATTTGTGGGACACTCCTCCTAAGCAATTTTGGTATTTCTATCCATCTGACCAGGTTGCGACAGTGGAGGTCGAAAAAAAATGGATACCAGAGTTTTTGCCTCGTGGAGATATGAAAAATCATGAGAATTATGGTTGGGATATTGAGTATAAGTCTGGCGATGTATCTGCCATCCATTTTCGCAGTGGCTGTAGTATTTATTTTAAGTCATATGGTCAAAAGACAGTAAACTTGCAGACAAGCTCTGTTCACATGATGACCTTCGATGAGGAGGCTCCAGAGGAGATTATCAATGAGTGTTTGGCCAGGCTTAGAGCTACCAGGGGTTACTTCAATCAAGTATTCACTGCCACCAGAGGGTTACAGATCTGGTATAGAGCCATGGAGTGTATTGGGACTCCTGAAGAGATGTTTAAAGATGCTTGGAAGCGTTCTGTGTCGATGCGTGAGTGTATGTATTATGACGATGGCACTCCTAGCCCGTGGACTCCTGAAAGGATTAGAGAGGCTGAAGGATTTTGCACGTCACAGTCTGAAATCTTAAAGCGTATTGATGGTAGGTTTGTAAAAGACGAAGGCAGAAGGTATTTAACATTTGATCCTGATAAATCTGTGACGGATGCTTCTGAGAAAATCCCCGCAAACTGGAGGTATTATGCAGGTGTTGACGTGGGTAGTGGTGGTCGTGGTCGCTCTGCTGGTGCAGTTGTTATTGTCGCTGTTTCTCCTGATCTTGATCGTGGACGAGTGGTTAGGACTTGGAGAGGAGATTTCGAAGAAACTACGGCAAAAGATATCCTCGAAAAGTACAAAGAACTGAGACAGGGAATAACCATTACCCAAGCTTGCTATGATTATCAGTCTAGGGAGTTTGGTTTGATCGCCTCCAGGTCTGGTGAACCATTCTTGCCAGCGGACAAACAGAGAAACTCTGGTGAACAAATAACCAACACACTCTTTCAAAGTGGTGCTTTGACCATTGACCAAGATGTGTATGATAACCGTAAGTTAGTGACTGAATTGATGTCTGTCCCTGCCGGAGAGAAGAATAGAAAGTACCAAGACGATTTAACTGATGCTTTGCGCTATGTTTTGAAGCTAATTCCTTGGGATTTTGTTAAAATTGCTCCAAATTTAAAAATAGACGATGATGATAGGGACGATGTGCCGCATACTGATTGGACTAAAGATCAGTATTTTCAGTGGGAATTAAAACAGCGAAGAGGGGAAATGATTGATGAGTTCCAAGGGAAAGACGAATGGCAAGCCTTTAGAGACGAAGTCGCAGCGTGGAACGAAGCTTACGGAAACTAGCAAGAGATACAAACTTCTTGGTATTATCAATGAATGTCGAAAACTTGGAGTCAGTAAGATTAAGACATCTGACTTCGAGGTAGAATTTTTCTTGGAGCGTTCACAAGAAGTTGGTGATTTTATCGATGCCAATGAAATGAAAAAACCAACGCCAATTGACAAAGAGTTGCTAGATGACGTTCGTATGTCACAGCTAATGATAGACGACCCATTTGGCTTTGAGCGTGAAGTATTAAATGCAGAGCAAAGGAGAGCTTTTGATGAAGCCCATGAAAATTGATGAGCTTAATAAACTTCACGATGATGCAAAGTCTGTAGATAAAGAAATCTTGTCTGAGATGCGTAGCAATATCCTGCTTATCTCAGGAGAACATTATTCCAAGCGTTTAAATGATTTCTGGCAAAGAAGCCGCACAAACGGCATAACACAAGATCCATACCAATTGCGTATTACTAAAAACTGGCTGCACAGAGCACACAGAATTTACGTCAACGCCATCATGAATCAAGCTCCTGGTGTGACAATATCACCAAGAAATCAAACTGAATTGCAAGATCAAAAGTCTGCTGAACTAAACAAAGCAGTCTGGGAAGACGCCAAACAGCGTTACAAGATTAATGCTTTAATTCGTGATCTTTGTGGTGATTTTTGTGGAATTGGTGAGTGTGCGGTTAAAGTTTTCTTTGATCCAACAAGAGGAAAACTAAAAGGCTACGAGCCAAAGCTAGATGAAATGGGAATGCCTGAAGTCGATGAGATGGGTATGCCTGTTATGGACGAGTCTAAGCCAGTCTTCACAGGCGAATTTGTGTTTGAGAGACTTTTTGGGCAAAATATATTCAGAGATCCATCATGTATGCAGATGAAAGATGCAAGATGGATAGGAATTGAGAAGCTTGAATCAAGTAAAGTGCTAAAAGAGCGATATAAAGACCAAGAAGAGAAGCTCAAGTACATTACTGAATCAAGTGAAGACTTTGTAGTGTTTGACTCCATGAAGAATGGATACGGACGTGAAAAAGATCAAACTTTACTCCTTGAATACTACTTTAAGCCTTCTCCAGAGTATCCTGAGGGATATTTTTACATCGCCACGAAAGCGGGCATCCTTGAAGAGGGGCCACTACCTGCTGGCATCTTCCCAATTGCTTGGAAAGGTTTTGATGAACATCCTACTAAGGCAAGGGCCACTAGCATTGTTAAGGTGGCTAGGCCCTGGCAAGCGGAAATAAATCGTGCATCGTCGCAGGTAGCTTTGCATGGCATTACGATTGCGGAAGATAAGATCCTTTATCAAGCGGGTACGAAGGTATCCCAAGGCAGTTTGCTCCCTGGTGTTCGTGGTATTACATATCAAGGCCAGCCGCCTACCATCTTGCCAGGAAGAAACGGCGAACAATTCTACGATTACATAGCCATGAATGAGCAAGAAATGTCTCGTGCGCTCATGATTGACCTTGTAGATCAAGAAAAACAGACTAATTTAGACCCTATGGCTATGCTATTTCGCAGCATGAACCAGACACAAAAGTTCAGCTTTTATGCTGAAAAGTTTGGTGAGTTCTTGGTAGAAATGTGTGAAAAGTTCCTTGAACTAGCCAAATTCTACCTAGAGGGTGACGAACTGATTGCTGCAATTGGAAGATCTGAAGTTATTAACATTGCAGAGTTTAAATCTACCACTCCGCTGTCACATTTGATCCAAGTAGAAGACCAACTAGAAACGATTGAGACAAAGTTAGGTAAGACTTTGGTTCTTAATCACATCATGCAGTATGTTGGCACCAACTTGGAGCGTGATGACATTGGAAAACTCATCACACAGTTTCCGTTTGCTAACTGGCAAGAGGCATTTGGTGACTTTACGATTAATGAGCGTAACGTCAAAAATGATTTCCTTGCGATTGAGCGTGGTGAGATGCCGCAGATATCTCCTAGTGATGATTCAACATATGTGCTGAAGCAAGTCGCCAAAAGGAAGAAAGAACGTGACTTTGGGTTGCTTGCTCCAGAAGTTCAAGATCTGTACACGCAGTATGAGCAATTTCATTTAGACAAACAGGCGCAAGAAGCGGCTGCTCTAAAGGCTGCTCAATCTGAGTTTATTCCTACTGGTGGTGCGATGGTAGCGGCGGATATGTATGTGCCTGATAGTGATCCTAACAAAGCTCCTAAGCGTGTCAGGATTCCTTATGAGGCACTAGATTGGCTGCTAAAACAACTCCAGCAGCAAGGAATGAGTCAAGATGCGTTACAGCAAATGAATTCTGCTCAACAAGCTGAAGTAGCAAGGTTGCTAATGGGTGAAGTTGGGCAACAACAGGGACAGGCCAGTCCCATGGGAGTAATGTGATGGAATTGGAATCAACAAGTGTAGAGACAACGGCATCAGAAACACAGTCAACCCCACCGGAGGTTACTGCTACGGCACCAGAAGCTGTAGAAACTAAGTCTTTAGAGCCAAAAGGTTTAGAGACAATTAAGGGTAAGGGAAAAATACCTGTAGAGGGTCAAAAAGTTGACGCTCCTCCAGCTTATAATCCAAATTATAAGTTTAAAGTAATGGATAAAGAGTATGAAGTAGATGAATGGTTAAGACCAGTTATAAAAAATCAAGATGTTGAGAAAAAAGTTAAAGAACTTTATGAAAAAGCATATGGCTTAGAAAGTATTAAGCCAAAACATCAAGCAATTAAAGAAGAATTAGAGCAAACTAAGGCGAAAGTACAAGAAACTGATAAAGCTTTAGATATTCTTGGAAAGTATGTTGCTGAGAATGATTTTGATAGCTTTTTTGAAGGTCTTAATATTCCCAAAAATAAAATTTTAGAGTATGCTTTAGAATTAGTAAGACGTGAGCAGATGTCTCCTGAGCAGAAAGCACAGTGGGAACACAGCCGGCAAGCTAAAGAAGCTGCACGTTATTACGAAGTTGAGAACGCACGTTTGCAGCAAAGCCAGCAGCAATTTGCCGTTCAACAACGCACCTTCGAGCTTGATATGGCTCTGGGAGTACCTGAAGCCAAGGTAGTCGCAGACGCATACAACGCTGGAATGGGAAGCCCAGGCGCATTTAAAGATTACTGCATTCAGATTGGTCAGGCATATGCGGCAAGAGGACAAGACATCCCTGCAACGCAAGCCGTAAGTGAAGCGATCAAGCATCTCAAAGCGATTAACCCAAGCCTGGGTGCCGCTGTGGTTGCTGGTGGAGCACAGGTAGTGCAAGCATCACAAAAGCCAGTCATCCCTAACATTCAAGGACGGGGAACGAGTGCAGTTAAGCCAGCAGTGAAATCGCTGGAAGATCTTAAGAAGCGGGCACGAGAACTTACAGAACAATATTAACAAAACATAATTCTCAAGGAGTGAGAAATGGCAACTGTAGTAAATAGTTCGTTTCAGTCGATGCTCAATGAGTATCTACCAAACCGCATGATTATGGAAGAACTTGTCAAACGTGACTGGTTCCTTTCTAACCTAGAAATCGACAATGGCTGGCAAGGCTCGAAGATAATCGTTCCATTCAAAGGAGCTGGTGCATCTTCTGTTGAGTTTGGTCAATTGGCAGATGTTGCAGACATCTCTCAAAGCCAATACGTTCGTGGTTCGATTGATAGCTATGTAGAAGCTTGGGCTTCTCTTGTTTTCAATCATCGCGACCTTTTGGACGCTGAAGGAAAGATTCCTGAAGCAACATTCTTGAAAATTCTTCCAGGCGAAGTTGATTCGATGGTTGATTACTTCAAGCAAGTTGTTTCTACTTCTCTTGGTTCCGGTAGCCACTTTGCTCAACTAGCAACAGATGGACAAGCTGGCGGTACATTTGAAGTTGATTGCATTGACCGCTTCCAAGTTGGTCAAAAGCTTGTTCTTGATGATGATAACAGCGCACCATTGACTGTTTATGTTATCGCAATCAACGTCAACGCTGCTACTGTTGGAACTGGTACTGTTACAGTATCTTTGACAAGAAGCGGCCCTGCTGCTGACGTTAGCGCATACACTGTAGCTCAAGCTGCTAAGTGTTACCACCCAGGTGCACTTGCTGGTTCGTTTACTTCTATTCGTGAAGTATTGCTATCTGCTGCTAACGGCGGATCTGCAAGTGTTCACGGTGTAAGTAAATTGCTCTGGCCAATTTTGCAAGCTACGAATATCCCAGGCGCAAGTGTTACCGCTTCCAATATTTTGGAAAAACTGTTTGACGGTTACACCATGGTTCGCCGCAAAGCCAAAGGCAACGCTAATACTGTTGTCATGAGCTTTAAGCACCTTGGCTCTGTCATGAAGCTTCTCGAGACTCAAAAAGGCCCATTCGCTGTTACGAAGCAACCTTCTGCTTCGATCTACGGCTGGACAGAGATTGAAATTACTAGCGTGAAAGGGTCGTTGCGCCTCGTGGGAATTTTGGAGTGCCCGGATGACGTAATCATGTATCTTGACATGAAGTCGATGGTATTCCGTACTCGTGGTGGCTTCCGTAAACGCAAGTCTCCAGAAGGTAAAGAATACTACGAAGTTCGTGGAACAGACGGCTTCAAATATGTAGTCGATATGTGCCTTTTTGGGCAGCTTGAAGTTAACGCTCCAGGCCACAATGCGATCATGTACGGCATCAGCTACTAAGGATAAACTTTGGGGGAGCGGCATGGCTAGGATGGCTATGCTTCTCCCCTTTTGTATGGGAGATGTATCATGGCAGATACAGGTCATTTAAAAACTCAGGCACATGAGCTTGTCAAACAACACTGCGAATATGACGGCAATGGCCGGATGACATATGTTTATACTGTCAGGGCTGACGCTGAAGACGGGACACCATGTTCTGTGGTAAGATACGGGTATGATGGTCTATCAACAAGGGTTGTATACATGAAAGAAGATACAGCCATTTGGGATGCTTCTTGGGAGCTATTTTAGATTTAGGAGATCAGGATGATCTTTAATCATCATAGGTTCCAAATCTGGAACCAAAATCAGCATCCTTATAAACATAATTTAGCAGAGTTTAACTATGTCAGTAATGCTTTACCAGGTATTACTAACGTAGAAAGTGCTTTAAATTATATCGTAGCGGTTTTATATCCAAACACCAAGCCAGCAGTAGCTACTCCAGGAGATTTGCCACTAACTGGTAACTCTATAAATGATTTTAGAGTTGTTCATGATGATGGTGATGGAAAAGCTGCCGCATATCGTTGGGAACAAAGAGAAGGTGAATTATCTCCAAGTTGGCACAAAGTAGCTGACGTTGATTGGGGTACTGAGAGCATATTACAAGAGTGGCAGAACAGGACGCAAGATCTTTTTGTCATGCGTTATGGATATGACGACATTGACGAGACTGGCTCTGCTATTACAGGTCTATTTGCTGGACAAAGAATATTTGGTGGAAAATCTGCCAACACTAACTTAACTCTATCTGCCAATTCTGGAGATGGTGCTGGCCCACAGACAGGTTTTATTCAAGTTACAGACAGTTTTAGACCTACATCTGATTTATCTTTAAGCCTTGGACTTACAGATAAGCGTTGGCTCAAAGTCTGGACTAACGAAGTACAGTCTGGGACTTTAAATATTATTGGCGGACAGATTAGCGATAGCACTGGCGACATTAGTTTTGATGACAATAATTTGTCTACTACTGGAACAGTGACTATAGGTAACTTTCTAATAAATGGTTCCACAGATGAGATTACAAATAGTTCTGGGACAATAGATTTTGATGACGAAGACATCACTACATCTGGTGATGGTACATTTAACAAGATTACTGCCACTGGAGATGCTTCTGAGTTTAAATCTGGAACACAGATTGCAGATTTTACTTTTACTGACGGAAATATAAACAGTCTTACTCCAACATTGACGTTTAATGCTTTAGATCTGACTACAACAGGAAACATCACAGGAACACAAGTAAATGGTGGTAATCTAAGAATTTCCGCCAATGCTTTGTCTGTAACAAATACTAACGGCAGTCTAAGCATTTCAGCTAACGGCACAGGATCTATTACGCTTGGTTCTTCTCTGTCTACGTCTAGTTCTGTTGGTATAACTAACACATTAACTGTCACTGGTCAGATTGATGTAGATAACCTAAGACTTGATGGAAACACTCTGTCTGTAATTAATACCAATGGAAGTCTATTTTTAACTCCTAATGGCACAGGCGAGATAAGCCTTGGATCTACTGTTTTTCCGGCAACATCTGCCACTTTTGATATTGGAAAGTCTGGATCTGTTTGGAATAAGCTGTGGATAACTGGATCAATAGGAAGCTCATCAGAGATTACTATTACAGATCTTTTAAAGTTAAAATCAGCTAATTATAGGGATACTGGAAGAACACAGCCAGCACAGGCTGGAGATGCTCTTTTCTATGATGGAAATGAATGGTTAGCATCTGCTCCAGATACTGAGATTCAACACGCAAACCTAAGTGGTCTTACAACTACGGATGCCGGACATACGCAGTTTGTCATGCTTGCAGGACGTGCTGGTGGGCAGTCTATTGTGGGTGGAACTGCTGCTGGTGAGAATATTGATCTTGAGTCTACTTCCCATGTAAACAAGGGATTTATTCAAACCAAAGACACGATTAGGCCATTTACAAACGCATCATATTCTTTGGGATGGTCTGGTATAGATCTTGGCCACAGTAGCTTTAAATGGAACGACATTTATACTGCTGGTGAGTTTAAGGGTCTTAGGCTTGAAAACCTTGGTTCTATGCCAGCTAGTTCTGTGCAAAGAATTGGAAGGTTGATATTTTTAACCACAGACAATAATGTTTATATAGATACTGGAACAGAGTTAAAGCAGGTAGGTGGCGCAAGGTTTTTTGTGGACACCTCATGGAATGGTTCTGAGGTTTTAAAGAATGTTACAGTATCTGGTACTGATGCTAGGTTAGCCATATGGCAGCTTAAAGATAACACTAATGACTTTAATGTAGTATATTGTGAGATCAAAGCAACAACAGCAACTAATGTTATGATTGTAGTGGGAAGTCCGCTTCCAGCGGGAACATACAGGCTTGTAGGAGTATAAGATGGCCACAAATATTTATGGCGAGTTAATCAAAGCACAATTACAAAACTCTGCTACTGATTTAACTCCAGTATCAACAGGTCTGTTTTATTTCAACACGACTACAGGCTTGAAATGGTACACAGGCACAGTTTGGAAGATTGCTGCTGATCTTGATAGCTCTCAGTCCATGACAAATAAGTTAATCTCAAGTACAGCCACTCTGACAGGTGCTTTAACACTTCCAATAGGCACTGAAGCACAAAGACCTGGCTCTCCCGTAGACGGCATGGTTCG